GTCAAAGAGTTCAAAAGATTTTAATTTATTTGATGCGTTACGAATTGCTTGTGGAGGATTAAGAATCTTCTCACACGCACCAACTTGGTCAGGCAGCGTACCAGCCCCCCAGTTGATGATAGCTTTTCCACGTCCGCCTTTAAACTTACTTCCAACCCCATGTTTAACGCGTTTAACACCTAAAGCTTGAGCCAGTGCTTTTGCACCTTCACTATGAGGATTGTGGGAATATACGTAAGATTTCATTTATTCATTCTCTAATTGAAGTGGATAGAAATACAGGGGGGATTTATCCTGACTACTTATAGGACATATTTCCTCTATATTAGTTGTCTCCAGTTTTACAATAATGAAACTGTCACTAACATATCTAACTGTTGCATCCTGTTCTACTCTGGAAGAGGAAGCTCTTCTTACTACCACCTGCCCCGCTTTCATAGTGGCAGTATTTACCGGCTCTCCTCTGTGCATCATTCATTCTCCAAATTAATTGGGAAGGCTTTATAAGTAGGAGATCTCCCTAAAACCACACAATTAAACCAAGCCTTAGACATAGTGGAGTGGTAAGTAGAGCTATTTTTCTCTAAAACAGCTTCCTGTGATTCGTCATAATCATACACATGAAACCCGTCCTGAAATATTTGATGTGTGGAACTGTACACTATCTTCATTATTCATTCTCCAATTTCGGATTTATTTCTTCTAAAGTATAGCCAGCGCTTCTAAGCCACTCCGCAGTATATTGATCTTCCGTATAACGCTTTTCATAAATAAACCAAAGCCGCTGGATTTGAATGTTGTATTCGAAAACTACCCTGCCTATGATATCTTTTATTAAATGAGTTCTATACATCACCAGTCTCCACGGAAAGCATATTGCTGCACCTGACGAACTGAGTTTACAATGGCGTAGTCATATTCATCTTCCCATTTGATGTCTTTAGCAAACGGCCCAAGGATACGCTCATAGAAGCCTTTAGGGCGAAGCTCAGACACCTCAGCCACAATCTGGGAAGGGTTGTCAACAACACGAGCTAATTGCTTCAAGTGTTGAAGAAGTTTAGCCCACCATGCAATCCCTTTCAAATCACCATCTGAACGCCATGCACGGAACTCAATGCTGCCATAATCACCCAAAGCCTTCAGGTTGATTGATGCATAACGCAGGTCGTCAGTATGGAATTTAGTCAGGTCGTTCTCAGTGATGGCTTCCTGAATCACTTCCAACAGATATTCTGCATCTGATGAACGCAGGCAGAACAAGTTACCTACACGGTCAATACCACAAGTATTAACCAGCAAATGCTCTACTACCAGATACAAACTGATGAAGTTGAACATCTGAGTTACTGTCAAATCAGAACAGTTGATATGGACATGTACACCAGCGTTAGGACTGTGCTTGATTTTGGAATCACATTTTTTAAATTCTTCTTCCATCATAGCCAGAACATTATCAGTCATTGAGAATGGAACTGGACGACGTAACACATACTCAAAGCTTTCACCACGCAATGAACCATCACGCTCACTCTTCCATACTTCCGTATCTACTTGAGGAAGACGTGCTCCTTCCACCTCGATTTCAATACCAACGTGGTCAACCAGTTTACCCTTGGTTTTAAGAACATCTTTAACTAACATTGTTTCAAATTTCATAAGTCCCTCATTCGTTTTCTAGGGTTGCTGGTATATGTATGAACTCTTTTTCCAATAACAATAAGGACCATGCATCTTGAGGGGATTCTGGAGTTGATAATATTACTTCATTAAACTTCTTACCTTTAACCACTAAATGAATTCCAGCGTATAGTGAATATTTTTCATCTAATTCAGGCTTCTGGATAAAGAAATCCCCTATTGAAATTTGTTCTATTTTAAGCATAGCTCCAAACTCTCCTTAAGATATGCCCGCTCAGGATTGAGTTTAACAGATGTTGCTCCAGCAAACCCCACCACCTCACCTCGATATACAAGACACAGGTCGCCTTCCTGCTCAGCGATTGCCCATTCACGGTTAAATGCCACAATCTTTTTCTCACCTTTGCGTACAGATTGGAAGGCATCTCCGATGTCAGCAAAGTCTCCTTTCATTGTACGTGCTACACTTCGTGAGGTTGGATTTAATCCACGAACAGGCTTGGCGTCTTTATTATTGCCAAGCAATACACGTTTAACGTGGAAGTTTTCCTGTGTAAGTCCCTGCTTATAACGACGGCAAGGTTTACGCATGGTTAAGAACAGCTCACCATATGCATGTACATACCCCAAAGGTATTGAAGACGGGCCTAAATCTAAATCAGAAACACGCGCTACTTGTGTTTCACCATTTAATAAGTTTGAAACCTGAACCGTGTTCTTGTCAATAACTTCATCCACATGAACTGGATTCCCTTTGAAAGCTACAACAGAGCGGTGTAAACGAAGACGAACATCATCAACAGATTCGTAACGCATTATTCATTCTCCAATTGTGTATAACCACTTTCTACGTATTCATGATGTACCCACCAACCACTGCGAGTTTTTGATATAAAGAGGCCATTATGTCCAAGTCCTTCAATACCTTCCCACTCAATCCCCAAGATCCCGTCTGTAGTTATGCGTTTTACCACACCTTCCATCCCTATTTTAACAGGGCCACCATATCCCTTTTTGAGAATTACGTGTTCACCTATTTGAAATTTCATTTATTCATTCTCCAACCTATCCACTAATTTCAGGCGAGATTTGTACCATCGTATGCAACCCTTTTCTGATCATAAGCGGACACCTTCCGGCATAATCAAACCTTCACGGTTGATGATTTCTGCTGCCGCGTCTTTGTTGGAATTGTTGATGATTTTACGAACATCTCCATACTTGTCCACCAAAGAAATTCCATGCTCAATCTGTTCCATGCCAAACTGAGATGCACGATATGCCCAACGCTTCAGAGAGTCACTACCCAACCATTGGTTTGAAAGGGTACGATATTCAAAGCCATAAGCTTTAGGACGGAATGCACCAGCCTTACCATACAGTTCACGACGCTTAGTGTCATCGTCATAGAACAGAGAAGGAAGTGCCAGATAGTAATCCAGCTCACGCACCTTTCTTGCAATCCAGCCAATGTATTCAGCATCATCTACAGGAGCATCACAGCTTTCGATAATACCGAAATGGATGTGACCTGCTGCTGAACGGAACGGTAATTCACCATTAGGACGTGGGTTTTGAGACACCACCCAAGCATCAAAATCTGGGTCACAGCCCAGCTCTTTAGCTTCATCAGGTTGGGAACGAATATATTCCAAACCAAAATCTGCTACAGGAATTGCACGGAGGATGTGGTCTGGAACCATTGAAGCCAGAGTGGACATCACGCTATCTATGTTTCGTACCCACTCGGTTTCACTTCCAGCCGCGTCAATGTTGAATTCCAGCGCCATGCCATCAACTTGAACAGCGCCATTGGTTACTTTCAATGGGTTGTGTTTGGTTCCCTGAATCAGGCCGTGAGCACTAACCAGTTTACCATCCTTGTTTGCTACGAAGATTTCTGGGTCTGCACCTAACAATACTTTAGACATTTGTATTACCTCATTTGATTGATAAAAGTTTATTCATTTTCAAGATTTACGGAAACTACTTTTAGATATTTGGAACTAATAAGCCCTTGATATCCTGCAATTTTAACTCGAGACCCGATTATTACTGCTTCAACTACCCATTCGGAGTCTTTTACACGATATGGGTGCATAAAAATATCTTTGTTTATAAAGTCGAGGCGAGAGTATACAACTTTGTCACCAACCTGTATTAAATCACTCATGATAGCATTTCATTAATGCGTTGTAGGATGCTTGGCATTACATATGGAACACACCCGTAACCCGTCTAATAAGAAGTATGTCTTAACCATCTTACGACAATCCTGACAGCTAACTTTATAGCTAACAGTGATGGGAGACATCTTACGAGTGTCACGGATATTATTCTTTTTACGCTCGTCTTCTTTTGCTTGTGCTTCGAGCAAATCTCCGACAGTATATCCAGTGAATGCAACAGACTCATGGCCCAGAATAAGCCCAGACTCGGTGGAAAACTTTACGATACCACTAAACACCCCACCGTTAATACCAGCCATGTCATCAATTATTTCTTGATACTTATCCACATCCATGCTCCAGAGTCTAACGGGAGTGCCTTTTAGACTTACGCCTAGAACGTTTGCCTTTTGATTGCTTGCTTGAAGGAAGTCCTTTATTAAGTCCACTTCGAACTCGACTTCTTCCCCGACCTTTATTCCCTCTTTGGTCAGGTGCTTTTTTACTTCATTTTCATGCTCCGCCTTAAGTGTATGGACATCCGACTGAGAAGTCCACAAGGGTGCTACGTAAGGTGCTACGCGATTACGCTCCATCGTTACTACGTCAGTATCAATTTCACCGACATTGAAAGTGAAGTGCTCATTGATTGGTAATTCGAAGTGCTGATTATCATCCAACGCTACTCCGTTGCGACCGGCTGCCACATAAATCATCCACTCTTCTGATGCCCAGACAACAGTCTTACCTTTGTTGGCGAAAGCATAGTATAATTTACGTTCTTTATTACGCAGGAAATTAAGCGTATTATTTCGCTTATCAATCCACGCCAACGCTGCTGCACCGTTCAACTTACCCCACATAGAGATCACGCCGTTCTCATTAAGTTCTGAGTACAAGGCTTGACTATCTACTTGGTAGTCTTTTGAATTGTGCATGTTATAATAGCTAGTGAGGGTTCCGTTATGAACTCCCATAATATGTTCAAATTCAAAAGGATGCGCATTTTGTGTGGTGATTGCCCCTCGTGTTGCAGCGCGATTATGGCCGAGCAAGATGCGGCTCTTAGGGGCCATGACATTAGTGAAAGCTTTTGTATCCATGAAGTCAACAGCGTTAAGGCTGTCTTTTGCTACACGGAATTGGCGGGCACCTTTAGCCCCGTACATTGAAGCTACACCTGTGGAATGTTTACCACGTAAGATGTCAAGAATGAGAAGGTCTTTGAACATCTTCTCGGATTTCCAATCCACCGCGCCAGCGACGCCAATAATTCCACACATTATTCATTCTCCAGAGACAGGTAAAAGAAGTCTAAAGTATCTTCTTCATAATTATTGAAAAATCCGTTCTCCCAGCCTACTTCATATGGAAGTCTGAATGCATATTGTTCAATAGAAACTACAATCCCTAATTTATTTCTAGGATTGGATTTATCAGTTCCATATCTAAGATGCCCCTTTGTGTTTATTACTACCTCATCACCTACTTTAAATTTAGACATCTTTTTCTCCTAGAAGGGATTCTAAATAGGCAATCCTTTGCCTATGCCATTCAATCCATTCACGTATTAAAGCTTTAGCGCCTTCAGTTACTGGCTTCTTCATAGAGATGTTCCAGCTTATCGAAATACCAATTACGACATTCACTGTTGTCATTAGCAAATTCAGGGTGGGGTTGGAAACAGAAGCTCTTTGTTTCTGGATAGTAGCAGGCTTCCACTTCCACATTATCGTCTACAACAACCGTTTGCGTTGTAGATCCGGCACCAATCTTGGTCATACCTAGCTTGGTTTTAGAACGCATAGTTGTAGCCTTGGCTAGCAAGGTGCCTTTATTACCCAGCTTCATCATCTGGTGATGGATAGATGTTACATTGAACACCGTACCTGTACCAACATCAATGGCATCATGACCGCCAAAACCGCCCGCATGACCAGTTACATCTTGGTACATGCTACCTCCGGACAGGACATTCAGAAGTTGACCTCCGCGACATACACCGGCACAGAATTTACCCAGATCTTGAGCTTTCTCATACGCAGCGATTTCATAATCATCACGCTGCTGAGAGAAGTAGGTGCGTGGGTGAATGTTCTCACCATACAACTCAGGGGAGATATCTTCCCCGCCAGTAAACTGAACAATATCTGCTTCTTCCACAGATTCAACTATGTTGTATCCACGACCACGATACATGTTAATGAAGTATCCAGTGTAATGTGGGCCTACAATATATACGTTCTTAGACATTATTCATTCTCCAATTGAGGGTTATTAAGTTCCAAACATTCTTCATCAACCCACCAGTCATTTCCTTGTAAAAAATAAATACGGGATTGCTGGGATGCAGCGAACGTCTCTACGATATCCACATCTCCGATGATATACTTCATAGCGGAATCCTTAAGATGCCTTACAATTACAACTTCATCGCCCGCTTTAAACTTGGACATTGGACTCAATCCCGTTAGCTGCGCACCAGTCCTCAATGAATCCGCAGGCAATATCTACCGCTTCTTCAATAGGAAGGGCATTGTTTGTAGGGTCACCACCATATTTTTTGATTTCCAACAGCTGTTGGTGAATCTTAGATGTGTTAACCCTGCTCATATGGTGGAAGTCTTTGCTCCACATGCCATCAACACCTCCGGTAGTTCCTGAAGATGCGTGAACATCTTCTGAATAAGGTTTACCTGCAAACTGGGGAGTGTGTTTGATGAAGTTTAACAAACACTTGTCAGATGCGTGACCGTTCTGGAAGAAGTTGTGGTCACCAGAAGTCAAACCAAACTTAATCTTCCCATCTTTATATTGCGAGCATTGGCTGCCAAAGATGAACGCCACATCTGGAACCAATCCAGCTTTAAGAAACTCATAATAAGCTTCTGCTCGGAAAGGTTTCTCCCACTCTTGGCGAGTAGCAAAGCACGCCCCTACCAAGATACGATTAGGGGCAGACGCATCGAGAACATATCCGTATTTCAGAATAAATTCAGGATCTTTAGTGATGAATGCATCAGCGTATGGGCTGTGATTCACAAGATAGTTCACATATTCATACTGAGCTTCCTTGAATGGATGCCCTTTCACCCAAGAAGTTTTAACTGTGCTGCTACCCAGCGTTATCACATATCCAATTTCGAAATCAGGTTGCTTTTGGATTTGGCGGTGACATGCTTGGTTACGGTACAGCTCATTCTCTTTACCGTCTTTACTCACCTGCATGAATGTCACGTTATCCCTGGTGTGTGACGATTTCACTTTCTTAATCAGCGGCATTAACATTTCTAATACCGCCTCATGCTCAGGCGGCACAGGCTTTTTTGGTAAAGGAAGCTCCACAGCCCCTAAGCCCATACGTTCTGAACGAGGAATATGCCATTCAGGAGCTTCAGTTGGAAGGAGCCAGCTTGCACGGAAGTTGTTGATGTACGGCTCTCCAGTTTCAGGCTTAATAGTGTCACCTTTGTGACGTAACAATGTAATACCAAATCCGGCTTTACCTTCACGAGTGCTGGTGTACAATTCATTAGAATTGAATGGGAACACCTTAGTATTCCAGCCCTCATTCACCATACGCGGCGTGAATTTAGGAAATTCATCCGGGTCATTTGCATTGACGCGAATTGGAATCGGTGCTGATTTAGGGTCATAAACCCACGCATCTTTACGTTTATCAAAATTAGCAATCTTGGTTTCAATTTCAGTTCCAAGAAGTTTAACCTTGAGGTCGGTTGCTGATTTATTAGTGACAAGAACGAAACGCCCACGGTCGGCGTTTGATGATAGCATTTTATTTTTTGCTGAGAACGCTACATAGATTTCACCAACAATGATGTTAGATGCTTTCAGTTTACGCAATAAAGTCATTTTACTTCTCCGATATTAAAAAGGTTTATAACACCATGATTGTATCATTTTTGTAATCAGGATTATTCTTGCTTACTTCACGAACCTTTCCGTCATCACATACAACTTCGTATGCTGTGGAAACGCCTTCTTTCTTAACGCGTTTAACACTACCAGTCCCAACGAATGTAATACTTCCAACCGCGTTAGTGATTGAAACTGATACAGAATCTTTTTCACGAATCATCTATTCATTCTCCAGAATAGGACGATCTCCAGAATAGGACGATAAAACATGAGCGGTAACAATACCGACCACAGGAAAACACAGAATAATAGTTTCATCTTAGCATCCATAGTAAAAGGCATAATAATATTGCCCTACACCCGATCATTGCCAGACACCCAAGCATCGCCAGAAACCAAAGCATTGCCAGACACACTAGCATTGTCGGACACCCAAGCATCGCCATACACCCGAGCATCGCCATAAACCAAAGCATTTCCATACACCCGAGCATTTCCATACACCCGAGCATTTCCATACACCCGAGCATTTCCATACACCAGAGCATCGCCAGACACCCGAGCATTTCCATACACCCGAGCATTGCCATACACCTCAGCATTGCCAGAAACCAAAGCATCTCCGCACACCCAAGCACTGTCGTACACCTTAGCATTGCCAGAAACCCAAGCATTGCGAGACACCCAAGCATCGCCACCCACCTCAGCATTGCTGTACACCTTAGCATCGCCAGAAACCTTAGCATCGCCATACACCCGAGCATTGCCATACACCTCAGCATTGCCAGACACCCGAGCATTGCCGAACACCAGAGCATCGCCAGACACCCGAGCATTGTCGGACACCTCTGCATCACCATACACCAGAGCATCGCCAGACACCTCTGCATGGCCAGACACCCGAGCATTGCGAGCCACCTTAGCATTGCCAGACACCAAAGCATCGCCAGACACCTCTGCATTGCCAGACACCTTAGCATTGCCAGACACCCAAGCACTGTCGTACACCTTAGCATTGTCGGACACCTTAGCATTGCCGTACAACCGAGCATCGCCGTAAACCGAAGCATTGCCAGACACCTTAGAATTTCCAGACACCCGAGCATTGACAGACACCCGAGCATTGCCAGACACCCGAGCATTGCGAGCCACCTTAGCATCGTCGTACACCCAAGCATCGCCGAACTGACTTAAGCAATCTTCTTTCTCTATCCAACCACCTAGATCACCCGCTTTAACATCTGAAAATGAAGTCAGTGAACGAATGCGGTATAATGTTTTTCCATTAGCATCTGTAGTCAAATCAGAAACCAACTCATATTTTTTCATTTTGTCGTCTCTCTCTCTTGTATCTCAGATCTAAGCATTGCCAGACACCTTAGCATCGCCATACACCTTAGCATTGTCGAACACCTTAGAATATCCACCCACCCGAGCATTGCCGTACACCTTAGCATTGTCGGACACCCGAGCATCGCCGAACACCCAAGCATCGCCGTACACCGAGGCATCGCCGAACACCCAAGCATCGCCATACACCTCAGCATCGTCGTACACCCAAGCATTGCCAGACACCCAAGCATTGTCGTACACCCGAGCATTGTCGTACACCTTAGCATTGCCAGACACCGAAGCATTGCAAGACACCCGAGCATTGCCAAACACCCAAGCATCGCCAGACACCCGAGCATTGTCAGACACCCGAGCATTGCCAAACACCCAAGCATCGCCGTACACCTTAGCATTGCGAGACACCCGAGCATTGCCAGACAACGAAGCATTGTCGTACACCCAAGCATTGCCGAACTGACTTAAGCAATCCTCTTTCTCTATCCAACCACCCAGATCACCCGCTTTAACATCTGAAAATGAAGTCAGTGAACGAATGCGGTATAATGTTTTTCCGTCACAATCTTTAGTCAAATCAGAAACCAATTCATATTTTTTCATTTTGTCGTCTCTCTCTCTTGTATCTCAGATCTAAGCATTGCCAGACACCTTAGCATCGCCATACACCTCAGCATCGTCGTACACCCAAGCATTGCCAGACACCTTAGCATTGTCGAACACCCAAGCATCGCCGTACACCCGAGCATTGCCAGACACACAAGCATCGTCGTACACCAGAGCATTGTCGTACACCAGAGCATTGCCATACACCTTAGCATTGCCAGACACACAAGCATCACCGAACACACGAGCATTGCCAGACACACAAGCATTGTCGTACACCCAAGCGTCTCCGAACTGACTTAAACAATCCTCTTTCTCGATCCAACCACCTAGTTCACCCGCTTTAACATCTGAAAATGAAGTCAGTGAACGAATGCGGTATAATGTTTTTCCATTAGCCTCTTTAGTCAAATCAGAAACCAATTCATATTTTTTCATTTTGTCGTCTCTCTATACCGTTATCTTCAACGGATGAAGCTAGGACAGACATTGCTGCCCAGTAGATTAAAAAGACAACCAAAGCGCATAACGGTTTGTAGTCGTAAATACCAGCTAATACCAACCCGAACAGTATATAAAACACTAGCACTTTGATTGTCAACATTTTTATTTACCATTTCAAGAGTTTCTTGAGAGATTGATAATTTTCACGCGCTGTACCAACCACGTTTGTAACAGTGGAACTCACATTGGGACGCATGATAACATTTCCTTGTGCGTCTAAAGCTGGCATTGGATCCATCACAGTTTTAACCGTGGTGTTAACTTGCTGACGCGGAGCGGCTGGAACAAAACCGGTAGCTTTACGCAGAGATTTAGCTTTCTTACCATTCATATTTACATTTCCTTAGAAAATAAATTGTGTTGTTTTACAACAACATGAAAAATAGTTTTTAAAAACACCGATAAAATTTCAATTTTCGGAGTTATACACTATATAAGGGTATAGTTACTGGGGTATATAATATATATATATATATCCTGAACGAATTAATCAACGCAGTGAATGAATGTTAATAGATTCATTAAGAAGATTCATAATCCCAGCTTCCTTAATTCATCCCCTATCTGACGTTCAATGTTCTTATGACTACCGAAATGAACATCACTTGAGAAGTTAGCACTCTTAGGGAATTTCTCAGGAGCTTTATCCTGTTTAAAGGTTTTCTTCCCTTTCCCACGAGTGCGGTGATATTGACTGGACAATGCAGCTTCACCCTTCAAAGGCGTTAGCTCTTGACATCCCCAGTCATAAGACGGTTTACAGCGAGGCACCTTATTCCCCCCCTTTCTGGCTCAGGGATTCAACTAATTCCATTAGGTCATTGACAGATACACCACCAGAAATTACAGCCTGCAATATATCAACACCTGTAACGCCTTCTGCTTCATCTTTCAGCGCCTTCTCTACCAGCTTGCTGATCTTTCCTGCATAGTTGGCTGGCTTTTGTTCAATAGAGACGTTATTTTCTGCCCACGTCCAAAGGTTGTTGTTTTCATTCTCAAGAAATGTATCAATCTTAGTGACAAACTTGTCCCACACTTTCGCTTTCTTTTTCTGGAATACGATTGTTTCACCAGCATCAATCTTAGCGCCATTATCGGTGAATGGAATGAATTCACGCATAAACAGGCCAGTTACTTTACGGTTTTGAGAAGTTAGGGTGAATTTACCGTCTTCACCTTTGCCGAGTAGAGTGTTAACAATGCGAACATCTTCTGTTTCGCATACAAACAGCAACACTTCTCTGGAAAGTTCACCCAGTTCATGGCGGGTGATGTTTTCAGCGTAAGAGATTTTAGCCAGACGTTCTGACAGAGTTTCAAAAGTGATTTGTTTAATATTCATGATAATTCCTTAAATAGTTAGGGTTAGTACATAATTAAGGGCACATTACATACCCTTTTTTATGTATTATCCTTCATTGAACGTGTACATTTTCAAGATACACTCTGTTTCTGTCAGTGTCAACTACATATTCCCAGCCTTGCTCATGCAGCTTTATCAAGACGTCAATACTTACAGTGAGCGGGTAAACAATCTGTTGCGATGATAGCATTTTTATATCTGTACCTTACGTTGTGTTGAACGAGCATCATAAAACTTACTAGAGATAGTTAGGCAGTGTGTTGATTTACCACTGTTTCACCTAGTAAGTTTTAGTTATTCGCTTTAGGTTTTCCCCAGTCTCTTCTACTTTTGGCATGAGTACGCTAGAAATAAGCACACCTTTCAAAGAGTAGGGGGATACGTTTCGTGTATCATTCGGTGCAAATAGGCAGGGCGCTACCCCTGTGAATCCTAAAGCATACAATCAATGAGCATCCTGCTCTGTCTCCACACGCTTAATATTTCTAAGTTTTGAATGTGTGGCATTCGACATAACAACTAGGCTGTAATTAGTAGGGGCCGGTCGTCAACCGTATCTTCCCGTTCCGCAGTCTACAAGCTACCTACTGTCTCGTGTCTCTCACCGCTCATCCCCATGCTTCTAACGTTTTCTTGTGTAGGCATCTAGCATATACACTTTACTTGTTAGTCCATCTAGGAACAGCGTGATGTTTAACACTGCTTGCCCTGCTTCACCTATTTGTCTGTCTTTCTTTACGCACTACGTTTTACTACTTACGCATTAACATCTGCGTTTCAATTGTAAGCTGGTACTTGAGGATTCCCCTTCCCACTTACACCATTCAGCTACTTTGCTATTCAGCTTAACTTTCTGGCTTGGTTAACACCTTAACACTGTTTGATGATACTTGTCAACTCATTTGTTGCTTGCCGTGTGGCTGAGACAACGATGATAGCATTTTGTGCGCTAGGGTTTTAACGTCTTTATCCATGACTATTACACTTGATGCCTGACAATCAACACTCTACATGCATTGTGTTAAGGTGTCAACCAGATTATTAAAGAGCGGTACTATTATCAGTCAGGCATAAACTAACCGTTAACTGACTTACTCGCCCTAGTTGCTGGCTTGAAATGAATACTATACCCCTCAAACCTAGAATGCAATAGGTGAATGAAAATAAATTCAACCTTCTCGCACATTGTGCGTACACAGTAGCAACATGCCACTACCCGTGCCAGTTGCAGAAGGTCAAGTGATACGCATCTCGCTATGCTCGATGCAACGCAGAGAGCAAGCGTGAACAGGTGTATAAGGAGGGGTATAGAGAGAGGGAGAGCAGGCAATGGATAAGTGATTGATATTCATAGGATACGGTGATGAAAGTATTGGCAGAGGGCAATGCACCCCATCCCCCCCTCGCCGATAGGCATCTATAAGCCCATCCACATAGAAGGCCCCCACCTCTAGACGGCTAAACGGCTGGCCCTCCAGAATTCTAGAAGGCTGGCAGGCTAGGAGGCTATAAGGGGGGCCACCCCCATTGTACATTGTATGCACAGCACCTTAAAATTTTCTCGCAGAAATTACCATGTAGGCTGATTTTGGCCTTGTCGTTCCTAGGACATCTTAATTAAAGGAATTTATATGTCTATTGTTCTCACCCCTGTATCTTCAGGGTACAACCTTTCTGTAATTAATAGCAACTTCAACACCACACAAGAATATATTAATAACAACTTGCTCCATCGTACAGGGGATGTAGCTGGTCAAGCTCAGATGAAACGTGATTTAGACATGGACAGCAATAACATTCTAAATGCGTATGTAGGAGATATTCCTCTTTCTGAGATTGCTGAACAAACACAAGCTGTATACCAAGCCTTGGCTAATGGTGGATATGGGTACATCACTGTAGATAGCTTCGAACAAGGATACACTCTCTTGTATCCAAACCAAGTGTTACGATTTGAAGCAACAGGTGAGTATTATCGTTGGGATGGTGGATTGAGCTCCTTCCCTAAAGTTATTCCTGCCGGTTCCACTCCACAATCTACAGGTGGGATTGGTAAAGGTTTGTGGGTAAGTGTTGGAGATGCTAGCTTGCGTTCTGCATTGACTTCTGACACAGGCTACACTTTAATCCCCAGCTTGTATGTAGTGAATTCAGAGATTCCTGTAGAAGCGTTTAGGGCAGATGGTTTGACAGATGACCAAGTTATTCAATCAGCAAACAATGCAGCAGCGTTGGCTGGGGCTAGTTTAATATTCCCCGCTAAACGTACATACAACATCACATCTGTAACTGCCACCACTAAATGGAAAAGTAAGAGCACTATCCTCAAGCGTAACCTAGGAACCAGTTCTCCTATGATTACTATGGGTACAGGAAGTGGGTTAGATGGTTTCACAATTGATGGTAGTCGTGAGAATGCTGGAGTTGTGTCTACAATCCTAATAGGTAATGTAGAAGGCGTAGAGCTGTCTAATAACAGCATCATCAATGCCCCTGAACATGCAGTGTCAGTATTGAATCAAACTAGTACCTCTACCCGAGCTCCCAACAGTATTCATGGGAATAAGATTTATAATGTCCTAGGAGCAGGCATTTATTTGTTTAATGCGGAATTTACAAGAATCCGTGATAATGATGTACATAATTGTGGGAATGGTATTTTAGGACAGGGAAACAGTCGACATTTCAATGGTGTAGAGGTAACAGGCAACTTTACACATAATAACACAGGTAGTGGTATAGGTTTTATTTTAATTACAGAAGAGGAAGACCAGCAAGCTTATGAGAAGATTCTTATTTCCAAGAATCGTGTTTACGGAAACTCCAGTACAGGTATTGCTGTACAAGCTGACAAGTCTGTTGTAACTGATAACCATGTTTGGAACAATGGATCTGAAACATATCATCAGGGAATCTTGGTTAATGCAAACTCCGTAATGGTATCCAACAACATTATCACAGGTAACGCTGGTGTAGGTATTGACTTTGGTGATTGCCGTAAATGTACAGCCACTAGCAACTTCATTGAAGAGAATGGCTGGATTGGAATTGAAGTTAACTCAAGTGAGCAGATGACCGTAATAGGGAACGTGATTAATAGGAACTTTGCAGGTAAGCCTCAAGCAGATTTACAAGCAGGCATTCTGTTACACAAAGGTGTCGGTGGATATCCGTTCCTAGGAGACAACCGAGACATCTCTGTCATTGGTAATACAATATTAGGCGGTGATGGTCAGAAGTATGCAATCCTTGTTGCGGACTCTAATTCTTATAACATAACCATCGTTGGGAATGTCTGTAAACTGGCAGCTTATGATGAAGACATCCAAACGCGTTCATCTAATGTTGTGATTGAGAACAACGTTACTCGTTGGGACCCTATGGATTCTGCAATGGCAACCATTGCTTCTGGTGGGTTCAACGTTCCTAGTGTAGCTCGTACAGTGCAGGTGAACGGTTCTGGTAGCGTAATCTTTATTGGTATCCTGAATGATGCAGCTTATATCAAAGACCGCTATGTGCGTGTTTACGCTGTTACTGGATTCACTCTGGAGAACTCTGGAGCCTATGGTACAGGTAACTTGTTCCTAGGCTCTTCTGTTATACTGTCAGCTGGAGACTCAATTGACTTGTGGTCTAACGGCTCAGGTGGATGGAAAAGAGCGTAACTATGATTGATAAAAATAAATTCAAAGCAGTTAATGGTATGCCCCTAACACAGGGGCTTTTCCTAGAAATTGGGTATAACACCAAATACGCTGTATACACTCTTAAAGACGATGACTATGAATATGAAGGGGTGATGTATACTTCTCTCAAGAAAGCCTACCTAGAGATGGCTGATGCGGTAGAATACGACTTTGCAGTTACCCACCTCCTCGGGTGGGACCACTGGCAGCGTATGTGTGCCAACAAGCAACTCTTAGCGTATATCCAACAGTGGAGACACGAGCTTGAACTCAAGCTCCGTTCAGAAGCTTTAAAGATTATTCGTGAGAAAGCTAAAACCGAAATTGGGGTGAATGCCGCTAAATGGTTAGCCGACCGAGGCTGGGATAAGAAAGGTGCTGGTCGTCCTACTAAGGCTGACATTGAGAGCGAAACTAAAATTCAAGCTGACATCTTAAATCAGTATGCAGAAGATCTTCAACGCGTTGAGAGGCATTAATGGAACAGTGGCTGAAGGAAGCTTATTTACAGATTGATAGGATGCCTGAGGCTGCTAAGACAGCGAGGGAGCTTGCAAAGCAAGATTTGTATACCTTTGCGCGTCTTTTCAATCCGGGTTATATGTATGGAGATATCCACAAGACTTTCTATGGATGGATTTCCGAATACAACCTGTATGGGCGTGGAGATGGATACACTAGTAACAAGTTAATCATGTTGCCACGCGCACACTTGAAAAGTCATATGGTTGCGACTTGGTGCGCGTGGATGGTTACACGCCACCCCGAGATTACTATTTTCTACGTATCTGCGACGTCCGCTCTCGCGGAAACTCAGCTTGGGGCCATTAAGGATATTCTGGCATCGGATATCTACCGTCGATACTTCCCTGAATATATAAACCCACAAGAAGGGAAGCGAGCTAAATGGACGGAATCCCAGATTAAAATTGACCACCCTAACCGACGCAAGGAAGGTGTGCGAGACGCCACAATCGTAACAGCGGGCTTAACCACAAACACCACTGGTTGGCACGCCGACGTAATCGTGGCAGATGACCTTGTTGTTCCTGAGAATGCGTACACAGAGAAAGGTCGTGAGGACGTTAGCAAGAAAAGCTCACAGTTTACTTCTATCCGAAATGCTGGTGGATTTACATTAGCATGTGGCACTCGATACCACCCAAGTGATATTTACGCTACTTGGCGTAAACAGCAATATGAAGTTTATGATGAAGATGGGGTGCTCATTGAATACAAACCTGTATGGGATATCCAAGAGTATGCCGTAGAACGCGACAATCGCTTCATATGGCCTTTAGCAGTGCGCAGTGATGGTAAGGCATTCGGATTTGATATGGGGGTTCTAGCTCGCATACGTGCAGAATATGAAGACCGTGTTCAGTTCTATGCTCAGTATTACAATGACCCGAATGACCCCGGCTCTGCTCGTATTGATGAATCAAAGTTCCAATACTTCGACCAGAAGTTTCTAACGTATGATGGAAACTGGAAATATAAAGATAAACGGCTCAATGTATACGCTGCTGTTGACTTCGCTTTTAGCTTAAACAAGAAAGCTGACTTCACAGCTATTGTGGTTATTGGCGTTGATTCAGACAATCAGATATATGTTTTAGATATTGACAGGTTTAAGACAGACCGAACTATTGAATACTTTAAGCATATCGCAGCATTGCATAGCCGATGGAACTTTAAGAAGCTTCGTGCTGAAGTTACTGTGGCCCAGCAAATCATTGTCAACGATATTAAAGACTACATAAAGCAAGAGGGAATGGGAATTTCTGTAGATGAGTATAGACCTTCTCGTCATGAAGGTACTAAAGAAGAGCGTATTGCAGCTGTTCTTGAATCTCGATATGAGAATTTACAGATGTGGCATTTCAAGGGAGGATACACTCCTGTCCTTGAAGAAGAACTAATGCAAGCCCGTCCTGCACACGATGACGTGAAAGATAGTCTAGCATCGGCTGTATCTATAGCGGTTAAGCCCTCTCAGAAGCGTTCTGGAGGCATCAATCCCTTTAAAAAGGGTACCCCATCAAATTCTCGGTTCGGCGGCGTAGCGTTCCGTTAAGGAGTTTTAATGAGTAACAAAGTAGCATCCCTTTCCGCAGATCTTCATCCAGATGACCCTTCAGATTGGATTGTAAGATTGTGGGATAGATTCCACCAGCAACGTCGTGGAAAGATTGATGAGTGGAAAGAGCTTCGAAACTACATCTTTGCAACAGACACTTCAACAACTACAAATAGGGACCTTCCTTGGAAGAACTCCACAACTATTCCAAAGCTTTGTCAGATACGAGACAACTTGCACTCAAACTACATGAGTGCTTTGTTTCCAAATGATGATTGGATGTTATGGCAAGCGGCAGACCAAGATAGTGCAACCAAAGCTAAAGCAGATATAATCACAGCTTATCTGGATAATAAAACCCGAATGGGACATTTCCAGACAGAGATGAGCAAGCTGTTGTATGATTATATTGACTATGGGAATGCCATTGCCACTGTGTCATATGAAGCAAATAGTCATGAGTTGAATGGTGAAAAGATTGCTGAATACGTAGGACCTCGTGCATATCGTATTAGCCCGCTGGACATTGTATTCAACCCTCTGGCATCTAGTTTTGAAGAAAGCTTTAAGATTGTACGCTCAGTGAGAACTACAGGGGACTTGGCTAAGCTGGCTAAAACCTCCCCAGACCAAGCGTTCTGGCTGAAGGTATTGGAAGACCGTGCAACAATCCGTAAAGCTTGTGGCGGATATTCTATTGAAGACTGGGATAAGTACGAAGGTTTCCAAGTAGACGGCTTTGGTAACATGTACGAATACTACATGTCTGACTATGTAGAGATTCTGGAGTTCTATGGTGACTGGTTCGATGTAACTAAACAAGAACTTCATGAGAACGTCCACATTGTTGTTGTAGACCGTCGAGCAATGATTCATGAAGAGCCAATCCCGAACTGGTTCGGTACATCACCATTCTTCCATGTAGGTTGGAGATTCCGTTCTGATAACCTATGGGCAATGGGTCCACTGGATAATCTGGTGGGTATGCAATACCGTATGGACCATCTAGAAAACCTCAAGGCTGATGCAATGGATTTAGCAGTGCATCCTATGCTGAAGGTTAAAGGTGAGGTTGAGGAGTTTGTCTGGGAGCCGGGTGGCACCATTCAAATTGACTCTGAGGGGGATGTTGAAGAGTTTGGTATGAACTTGAATGGCATTATCACCGCTAACAATGAGCTGAGTTTGCTAGAGCAGCGTATGGAAATGTATGCGGGTGCTCCTCGTGAAGCGATGGGTATACGTTCTCCGGGAGAGAAAACAGCTTTTGAAGTGCAACAGCTTCAGAACGCTGGCGGACGTATCTTCCAAGAAAAGATTACCAATTTTGAAATCGAGTTGGTAGAACCTGTTCTTAATGCGATGTTGGAAACTTCTCGTAGAAATATGGATGGTATGGATGTGATTCGAGTGTTTGATGATGAGTTCGGAGTTGAACTGTTCCAAAGCATCACTAAGCAGGATATCACAGCTAATGGACGAATCCGTCCTATTGGTGCTCGGCACTATGCTAAGCAGGCGCAGGACTTGCAAAACCTGATGGGGGTGTTTAACAACCCAGCTGTTACGCAAATGATTGCTCCTCATACCTCCGCGATTAATCTAACCAACTTCATTGAAGATGTTACTGGTTTGAAAGCGTATGGGATTTTTAGTCCTAACGTTGCAGTAAGTGAGAAGCAAGAGACGGCTCGACAAGCAGGACAGGCTGAAGAAGACTTGGCAGTTGAGCAGCAAGGTCCAATCAACCCTCAAGGAGGGGCAACTCAGTGAATACAGCTTGGACCAAAGGTTTGAAGAAAAGTTCCCAAGAAGCTAAGGACGTGGAGGAGGCTTATGCCTCTTCCGCACTTCTTCGGAGACGTTTAGCAGAGATTCTTGAAGATTTTTATAAAGTTGAGATGGAATCTCGAATAAAATCAACTGATTATGAGAACGCAGCTTGGGCATTTAAGCAAGCAGACGCGGTGGGTTATTCACGTGCTCTTAAGCGTATCATAAATATTTTGCAAGAAAAGTGAAATAATTCCGATAAAAAATCGATTTTTGGAGTTATATAAGATATAGGGTTTATAATTAATAATATATTATAATTTACTCCATCTTCCATTATATAGTATATACCAGTATACTAAAGGATAATAAGACATGTCTGATTCTCTTTTTAATACCCCTGAGGTTGAAGTTACCACTTCTGAGCCTGAGGCGGACCATTCAGTAGATGCGTTAGCTACCCAGCTATTCCGTATCAAGAATGAAAAGGGTGGGCCTAAATATGACTCTGTGGCTAAGGCCATTGATGCGTTAGCTCACGCACAAGATTACATTCCCCGACTCAAGTCCGAGAAGGAACAGTACGAGGCTGAATTAGTTAAACTGCGTGAAGAATTAGCTAAGCGTGAATCATTAGAGGATACCATTGCCAGACTTACCACCCAACGTCAAACCGAAACACCTGCACCGACCAGTGAGGTTGTAAAGGGTCTGGACGAAAACGCTGTAGCTCAAATCTTACAGCGTGAACTCACACAGCGTGAGCAAGCAACAATTGCACAATCCAACAGCAAGCTGGTTACAGAAACCTTGGTTGCTAAGTTTGGTGATAAAGCAAAAGCCGTTGTTGCTGAAAAAGCACAAGAGCTGGGTTTAAGTCTTCAGGAAATGGAGAGTTTATCTCAACGTACTCCTAAAGCATTCCTAGCTTGGTTTAATCCATTAGCCCCTTTAACCTCATCTGCGCCAATCAGGTCAAGTGTTCATCTCCCAGAAGTTAACCCTCAAGATCTTAAACGTCCTGAGAAGTCTCTGTTACGAGGTGCGTCCACTAAAGATCAAATTGAGTTTATGCGTAAGATTAAGGCTGAAATTTATAAAAAACATGACATTGACTCATAAGGATTTTAAATGGCTCAGTTAACTACTAACACTCAGGCTTTTATCGAAGCGGAGCAGTATTCCAGTTTTATTCTGCTTAACCTTCATGATGGCCTGTTGGGTGAACAGTTCTACCGCAACGTTACAGACTTCGGCTCTGGTACTACTCTTAACATTAAAACTGTTGGTTCCGTAGTTATTCAGGATGCTGCTGAAGACACCCCGCTCATATACAACCCAATCGAATCTGGTAATATCACACTGACCATCACTGAATATGTTGGTGATGCTTGGTATATTACTGATGACCTCCGTGAAGATGGTTCTCAGATTGATGCGTTGATGGCTCAACGTGCTTCCGAAAGCACCCGTGCTATTCAAGAGAACTTTGAAACTAAGTTCTTGTCAATAGCCAACGCAGGTCAAACGAATGCTGACGGCAATGTGATTAACGGCTTCAAACACCGTATCGCTTCTACAGAACCGGGCAACATCTTCACCACAGACTTGCTGGTTGATATGCGTCTGGCATTCAACAAAGCCAACGTTCCAGACACAGGTCGTGTGTTTATCGTTGACCCAGTAGTTGAAGCTACTCTGAACAAGCTGGTAAGCATCACTCATGATGTTACAGACTTCGGTGCTAACATTCTCCGTGAAGGTTTGGCATCAGGTATGCAGTTTGTAATGAAGCTGTATGGCTTTGACATCATCACCTCCAACCGCCTGCCTACCGGTACCTTCTCAGATGGTACTACTGAGGTCACTCGTGCTGTTGCCAACATCGCTATGTGTGTGTTGGATGACCAGACCAAGCCTGTGATGTGTGCATGGCGTCGTCAGCCTAAGACTGAGGGTGAGCGAAACAAAGACCACCGTCGTGATGAGTTTGTTGTAACCTGCCGCTACGGTATGGGTGTACAGCGTCTCGACACCTTGGGTGTTATCATCACCTCAGCTTCTAACTACTAAGGAGTAGTCTAATGGCTTTTGAAGATAAATCCGGCCTGAACGTACACAACCATTATGGCGCTCGCCCAACAGGCGGCGTCTCTGGTGTTGATACTTCTCAAGGCATTGTAAAACAATTTGTATGGTTCTACGATACATCTGGTCTGTATGACCGCTTCCCCATTCCTGCTGGCTCTGTCATCCTTGATGTCAATAAGCCTGCTGGCGTAACCGCTGTAACAGTGGGTGGTACTGCTGTTCAAGCAGCTACTTGGGTAGCTCCAGTAGCAGCAGCTGGGGAGGTAGCAGTAACTGGAGCAGTGACAGGTAACCAAGTTATCATCACTTACCAGCATACGGCTAAGCCCATCGTAGCAGATTAATGATGAGGGCGGCCTTTATGGTCGCCCTTTTTCGTATGTAGAGGGCTTATGGCTAAATATACTCTGTTAGAGATGGTGCAAGATATTCTGAACTCTACAGACGGAGATGAAGTAAATAGCATTGATGAAACTGTAGAGTCTACACAGATTGCCCAGATTATAAAAACTACATATTTCAATTTACAACACATCAGGAACTGGAGAGGGAATAGCCAGCTTTTGAATTTAATTGCTTCAGGAGATAACTCGCTGCCAACGCACGTTACTCTGCCAGAAGCTCTTAGTGAATTGACATTTGTTAACTATGATTGTGCAAGACTCAATCAAAACCGTAAACTATACAAAGCTATTCGTTATGTCTATCCTGATGAATTCTTGCGTAGACAGAACCAGCTGAACGATTCAGCAGATAATGTAGATGTAATTCAAGACCCATCGGGTGTAGAACTTTTTATCAGAAATGATATACCGCCAACTGTGTGGACTTCTTTTGATGATAAAGTTCTGGTATTTGATTCCTATGAAAAAGATGTAGATGACACCATCCAATCTAACAAGATTCAAGCCATGGGTTATCTAACACCTTCATGGATTCAGGAAGATGATTTTATTCCAGAACTTCCAGAGGAAGCTTTCTCCCTTCTGTTAAGTGAGTCTAAGAGCGTAGCTTCTTTAACGCTAAGACAATCAGCAGACCAAAAGGCAGAGCAGGAAAGTGTACGCCAGAATAGATGGCTGTCTCAGAGGCAGTGGCGCACTAAAGGTGGTATTAGAAAACCTAACTATGGACGAAGGGGTCGTAAATGATAGAATATAAAGGATATCGTATCGAGATTGCACACGGCTCACTTGTAAAGGTTATGAATCCCGGTAAAGGGGTTTTGCCTATTGATTTACGTGGGCTGTATACAAATGTTAAGTTCGCTCAATTATCAATTGATACGTACCTAGAAGAGAAGGGTACTAAAGATGGCAAAGCAAGCAGCAGCCGTTGAGGTTAATGCCTTTGTAAAAGGGCTAGTAACAGAAGCCAGTCCAATGACTTTCCCGGATAACGCTTCTCTTGATGAATTAAATTTAGTATTGAACAAAGATGGTTCCCGTAAGCGTAGATTCGGAATGGATTTAGAATCTGGATACACGGTAATCAATTCAACTCAGAATCTCACCGCATCCGTATCTTTGAACTCATTCTCTTGGAAGTCTCCGGGAGGTTTTTCAAATAGGGAATTTGCTGTAGTACAGTTTGGTACACAGTTAAACTTCTTTGATTCCTACCAATTACCTATAAGTAGAAACTTGCTTAAACAAGTCTACTTGAGTAATGACCCAACATCTGTGGTATCAATCACTTCAGTAGATGGTGTTCTGGTAGTAGTGAATGGTGATGGTGTGGTGTATGTGTTCACGTTTGATGGAACAAACATCAATCAGGACTCAGGAAGGTTGAAGATAAGGGATTTGTTTGGTGTAGAAGATAAAATAGATGGTTCCGACCTGTTGGCAGGGAGTGGTTTATCCATCCGCCCAGTTAACACAACTAACGCCCATTTATATAATCTACGAAACCAGACGTTTGCTATACCGCGTTTCAGGGGAACTGGTCCAGGGGCTGAAACGCTGTTTGACTGTATCACCTCATTCAGAACTACATCTGGTAAATACCCGTCAAACTCAGATAACGTCATCTCCTATCTATATTCTAACCCGAATGATTTAGATGACCGAACTACCAAACGTTATTTCCAAGATGACAACATTAATAACCCTATCGGCACCCACAGGGCACCTGTAGGCTACTTCATCATTGATGCGTTTAATCGGGGATCTTCTCGGTTAAGTGAGTATCAGATTATGATGACAACCTATCCAACCAATACTGTGAACATTACCTCCCTACCTACAGACCAAACCCCCGGTGGTGCTAATGTAGTTTCTGCATACGCTGGAAGGGTGTGGTTCTCTGGTTTCAGTTCACAACTAAATGGCGGAGACTCCCAATCTCCTAGGATGGGTTCTTATGTATTGTTCTCTAGACTCGTACAGAGTAATGCTGATATCTATAAATGTTATCAGGAAGGGGACCCTACATCATCTGAACTTCCAGACCTTGTGGATACAGACGGGGGCTTCATCCGTTTAGATGGTGCATACAACATTCAAAGACTGATTAACGTAGGGGATTCCCTTATGGTTATCGCTGAGAATGGTGTGTGGAGGGTAACAGGGGGCAGTGGTTATGGGTTTAAGGCTACCGACTATTTGACATCTAAGATTACAGAACACGGAAGTATTTCTCCTAACTCTGTAGTATTGGTGGATAACACTATTATGTATTGGTCTGACGATGGTATCTACCATGTAACTAAGAACCAGTATGGTGACTGGGCAGCCAACAACCTAACAACTACTTCAATCCAAACCTACTACGATAAAATAGCATCTCTCAGTAAGAAGTTTGCTATTGGTATCTACGATAGTTATCTGAGGCAAGTGCGATGGTTGTATAACAACCAGATAGACGCTTCAACCAAATCAATGGAACTGATTCTAGATTTGAATCTAGGAGCTTTCTATCCAGCTCAGATACCTCCGTTAACCGGTTCTCAATACCCTAGAGTTATGGGAGTATTAAGGGCCCCTCCATATCAGCTGGTAACTAAGAATAGGGAATTGATTAATAGCTCCGGCGAATTAATCTCTTCCAATGATGGGTCAAGTGTTACAGTTTCTGGAACTGTTCTGGACTCCTCCTTATCCGAAATCTATTACATAGTTGCTACAGGTATATCTAACGGAGGTGTTAATTACACATTTGCTATTTATAACGATGTGGAGTTCCTTGATTGGAAATCTATTGATGGTGTCGGGGTAGATGCTGGAGGGTTCCTGTTAACAGGGTGGACTGGCATGGGAGACTTCCAAAGACAGAAACAAGTTCCATACATTACCGTGTATTCGCGTAAAACTGAAACAGGTTTCTCTACGGAATATGTTCCATTAAATAGTTCATCCATAATTCTCCAGAGTCAATGGAACTGGACTAATAGCGCAGAATCTGGTAAATGGGGTAATCCATTCCAATGCTACAGACACAAGCGATTGTGGACTCCTGAATTCCAATCCTCAGGATTTGATGATGGGGAGAGTGTTGTAGTTACCCGTAATAAGTTGAGAGGCAGGGGTAGAGTGTTGTCCCTCCGTTTCTCCACAGAGCCTAAGAAATATTTCAACTTAGTTGGGTGGAGCTTCATAGCAACTGTTAATGGGAGCGTATAGTGGTTCATCGAAAGATTGAAACCATCTATGTGGGTATAGACTTTTGGGCACAGGGGGAATTCTGCGAGGAATTCCTCTTCCTCCACTGTGATGTGTACGATAAAAAACTTAAGACATTAAGAAAAATTAAAGAAATGTTAGCCGAATTCAAAATTGAGATAGCTAAATTTGGGTATGATAAACCCTTATTTACTTATACACAAAACCCTCGATGGGTAAAACTTTTGGGGGCTACATTTCATAACAGTTTTGAATTTGAAGGTAGATATTTTGAGGTGTGGAAATGGGAATTGAAACCATAGCTTTAGTAGTAGCTGCTGTAGGTGCTACTGCAACAGTAGCAGGCACTATGCAACAGAACCGCCAAGCACGTAAAGCGGCAGGGGCGCAGAAGGAAGCTTCAGACGTAAGCTCAGCTCAACAGCGAATTGAGGATATGGAACAACGTAGGCAGCAGATTAGGCAGCAACGTATCCGACAATCTCAAATAGAACAAAGTGCTTCTAACGCAGGTGTTAGTGAAAGCTCGGGTGAATTAGGAAGCCTGTCAGCTCTATCCACTAATGCAGCGTCTAATCTGGCAATGATGTCTGGACGTAATCTAGCTGCTCAGGGTATTGGTGCCGCTAATCAACAAGCTGCTAATGCTCAAGGACAAGCTCAAACTTGGGGAGCCATTAGTCAGTTAGGCGGTGCGGCCATGAGACTAGGTGTTCAAGGTGGGGCTACTAGAGGTGCTATGAACCTATTTGCTCCAGCATCAGCAGGTAAGCTGTCCACAGATACAGATAACATGATTCTAGGCAATCCAAACTTATTCTAAGGATAAACTATGTCGCAGCTTGATATCTTTAATGCACAACCGGGATATTCGGTTGATGACTTTACAACAGAGGCTGCGGCAGCTGCTCCAGTAACAAGCATTGGTAGTAACAAGAACCTAGCCGCTCACGCTGCAATGCTCAGCCCAACCCCTGACCAACAGGTACAAGTGTTTCAACAGTCTATGGGGGAGCTGAACCAAGAAGGCTCTTCTCAAACTGCTGATTCTGTAATTGCTAATGCCCAAGGGGAAACCCTTAGTGGTTATCGTCGAGCGGCTGCTGATTTACTGACAGACCCAAGTTCAACAGATGAATGGAAAATCTCAGCACTGAATGCAATTAACAACCCTGATAATACACTGTTTAACCCACGAGCCATGGTTGCTACCCGTGTAGCGGAGCAGCCAGTAAAAGGTGAAGGGAATGAAGCAGCTGATTTACGTGGATTGTTCGCAGCAGGTATTACAAGCGTTTTAGATTATCAGCGTGAAAAACAAAAACTGTATAATGAAATGCAGTTGCGTGAAGACGCTAATAAGGCAGCAAGTTATGTTGGCGCAGCAGAGGACTTTATTCCTTTAGTTCAAGGCTACAAGGAAGCCCGTATCAACAGTGACCTCTTAGGAGCAGACTCCACTAAGCTTAGGACAGCATGGGATACAGTCTGGACTGGTGAGACGAAGGCAGACCGTCGTGACTGGTTTAATAGAATTCCTCTGGAAGACCGTTCTAGGGTTCTTAATAAAGTGATGGATGTAGTAGGTTCTAACGGACAAACCATCCTCCTCCCAGAACAGTATGACAATGCAAACATGCGAGCACTTCAGGATATGGTGGATTCTGGAAGCTATTCAGCTACAGAACAAACTGTTGACAACGTGCTAGGTGTTTTGGACGCAGTGGGTATCGGTTCATTCCTCCGTAAAGGTATTACTAGCCTTAAGGGTGCTCGTGAGTTTAGTGATGTTGAGCGTTCTTGGAAACGCCGATTCACAACCTCAGACGTACAGCCAACTACCCCTTCTCAGACAGTTAAAGATGCTAACCCAGAAATGGGACGCAACATGCATGAGGCGGTAGAGAATGATACGACGGGAGATATTGCTAACGCTCTTTATGGTAGCAGCCGTGAAGATGCTATTGCACACGATATCGCTCCACAAGTATCAACAGTCGATGGACGTGTACAATCCAAGGTGCAGCATCCAGAGCGAAACTCAGACTTCGCATACATGCCAGATGCTGATGTCCTCGACTTCGTTGACCGCTCAGGAGCCAGCTCATTCTCCCCAGCAGAGAAGAACCGACTGAGAGCACAGGCTGTGAATGATTTCACAAACGCCACAGGGTTCACCTATCGTAAGGAGATGTCTAGTATTGATTCTCTTCCAGATGGTGTTGGATTCAAAGCTGTGATGGGTCCTGCTAACTCTGGATGGAGCAAGCTAGATGACGTTGTTCAACAAGCTGCGTTCGCTCTACGCAACTACGGTATAACTCCTGACAACATTAAAATACTATCACGTGTTGGTGATGAATACCACCCAGTGAGTATGGAAGATGCTATAAATGTAACAAGGGATGAAGGTGATTTCCTTTTACAGATTAACCACGATTATAAATTCTCTGCCAAGGATGTTCTAGATGAGGGCTGGGAAGCTTTCGATGTTAAACGCAACCTATTAGATACTTGGTTTAAGAATACCGGCAAACGTGGACAAGGGTCAGCTGCTTCTAACCTGTTAGACCCACAGAGCATGTTAAACTTCAACCTGACCAAAGGTGCTACCGTTTCTGGTGCTCGTGGTGCTCAGTTGGAAGTTAAGATGGGACATATAATCAAACGCTATATAGATAATGTTAAAAGCTTGGGTCACACTGAGCAACAAGCCTTGTTCGCTAAGATTCGTGAAGCCAACATTAAAGGTGAGAGCTACAACTACACCAACATGTTAGCAGAAGGCTTCTCCACACGTGCTATTAATGCGTTAGAAGATTGGAAGACTGCTCAAGATACTCTGTATGCTTTATCAAACCGTGACATGATAAAGCTATTAACTAACCTTGGATATGGTGTGATGGACCATCCAGATTCAGGTACACTCCTGTTTGTTAAAGAACAGCCTCGTACAGCTGTTTCTGAAGGCACCATGGTGTATGACCCACTAGATGGCTCTACTCGTAGAATGTCTAAAGAGGAAATCTCAGACTGGTATTCAGGAAATCAGAACATTGCTAAAACAGCTCATCCAATGGAAGTTGGTGGGGTGCATGTCGAGCATGTTCTAAACCGTAACGCAGCAGACTCTACATATGTTCGTGCTCTAAATAATAATGACACAGTTCTAAACTACCGTAAAGGTTATTATTCTGTTCGTTATGAGAACCCACACTTCATTGAGAAGCGTATGGTTGATGAGAACGGAAAGCCATTGTTAGATGCTGGTGGTCGTGAACGTTGGAAAGCTGTAGCAACTGCCGATACTGTTCCTAACGCTAAACGTGCAATAGAACGTTTAACAGCAACAGCTGGCGGGGAATACCGTTATCGTGCGGATTTAAAAGGAGCGGATTTTGATGCAGCATCTGCTCAGTCTTTACAGGCTGGAGGTATGTCTTCACAGCGTATCCGTGGACAACGTTTGGAAGAAGGCTTAGGCAGTAATAACATTGACTCTGATGCCCACATAGAAGCTCCTATCAACTCTCTGATTCACTCAGCAAGCTCAATTGCTCAGCGTGTGTCTCATCGAGATTGGATTGAAACTACTAAAGCACGCTTCATGGCTCAGTTTGGTGAAGTTCTTCCTAAGAGTAAGGGACGTGCTCAGTTCCCTAAATCTCGTGCAGATATTGGGCAACCGGGAATCGAGAACAAGATGACTCGAGATGCTCGTACAACATACGAGTATATCTGTCAAATGGAAAATGGATTCGTCAACGGTATTGATGACGGCTATAAAGCGGTATTTAACGCATTAGCTGATACTGTCGGTACACGTGGGATGGGTACAATTGAGAAGGGGCTTAGAAGTGTTGCCAATGCAAGTGGTCCATCTGCTCAGGTTAAGAAGTTGGCATTTAACCTCTTACTGGCATTGAACCCTTTGCGACAATTCTTGGTACAGAGTCATCAGGCTCTGATGCTGGGAGCTACATTCCCTCTATACACGGCTGGTAGATTGGTTCCAGACCTAGCTATTATCTTGACTAAACATCTAGGGGAAGTTAGTAAGATACCAATCCCTGACACCTACTGGAGACAGTGGGGACGTACTCCGCAGGAAGCGGAAGCTATGTTCCAAGCTCTCAAACAGAGCGGAATTGCAGCAGGTATTAAACAACACGAGTTAGTGCGTGAAGGTTTAAACTCCCTATCTGATGCATCAGCTGCTAGCAAGTTCCGTTTGAGTTCATCTCCTCTAGCTGCTCCAATGAATGCTTTGAAAAAAATCACTTCCGTATCTCGTAAGATTGGTTTTGATTTCGGTGAGTATCTCTCATCCTCAGCATCATTCCTTGCTCATTACGATGACGCAATTAGGAAAGGTGTTAAGATGGATGCAGAAGGTATTGAGGATACATTTGCTAAGAGCCGTAACTATGTTTATAACATGGACCGTGCTGGCGCAATGCCATATAACCATAATAGCTTAGCTATGTTCACTATGTTCTTGCAGGTTCCTCACAAAGCATTAACTCAGCTCCTGTTTAACCGAGGGATTTCTCGGAAGGATAGAGCTAAGATGTTTACCTTTATGACAGCTATCTACGGACCAACCGCTGTTATCGGACTTGTTCCGGGAACAGGTGATGCTGTTGACAACTTCTTTGGGAACTTACTTCCAGAAGAGCCTACTACCCGTAACGCATTAAGAACAGGTCTGGAAACGTATATTCTCAACAAAGTCTTCACTGATTTCTACGGTGAAGATGTAAGTTTAGATTATAGCTCTCTGGCCCCTCTGGACGCTTATGGTATAACCCAGTTCTTGCAGACAGCTTTCGATGAAGGTTTAACCAAGCTCATTACCAACTCTCCGGGTGGTAGCTTGCTGTTTGGTACAAACCCTCGTGTAGCTCAGGTAGTGAGTACAATGGGGAGCTTGATGGGGATGGGAGACTTGAAGGAACAAGACCCAGTTAAATGGAGTAACTTGTGGAAGGATATTGCAGCTACATCATCAGGCTATTCCAATGCGGCTAAAGCTAAAATGATGTTAGAGTATGGTAAGAAGTATGGGGCGTTAGGCGGAACCACTGACCAGAACGTTAACAAATTCGAAGCTATTGCTCAAGCTTTCGGTATTCCTACACAGGATTCTGAGAACAACAGAAAGGTATTAGATTCCACTTGGAAAACTCAAGAAGCCTTTGATAATGATGTTAAGAGCACTTATCAGAAGTACGCTAAGATGTTAGTACAGGATGGTATGACAGCCGACCAACAAGAGTATATTATCAAAATGTCTCAAATTGAAATGGCTGCATATGGGAACAATGACCGAGCAGCTCACATTTGGAACCAAGAGCTTAAAAAGCAAATGGTGAATGGTGATGTTCGTGTTATGGAGAAAATCTTGAGTATGGGTGGATGGGCTAAGCCTGAAGAAACTCGACACTTGATTGATATCGTTCCGGGAATCTCAGAAGAACAGCGTGAAAACTTACGAAGTGTATTGGATTACAACTTCTCAATCCGCGATGACCTTAATAAGGGTGATAAATAATGGCTCAAGGTATTTTTGAAAATCAGGATATTCAAGCCCCTCAAGGTGGGGCTTCAGTCCCTCAAGCTGTGGCTCCTGCCAATACTACAGCTAACACCCTTTCATCAATTGGACAGGGAGTGTCCAATCTGTTCTCGGGTATTGGGCAGACTGTCCAGCAGGGTAAGAAAGAGGCTGCTACTAAAACTCAAGGTGATGTTCTCTCTCAATATGCACGTACCATTACAGGTTTAGATGCAGCGGTGTCTCAGGGCAGTATGAAGCTTGCTGATGCCAAGCGTCGTCAGAGGGCTACATACAACCAGCTAGTGGCTAACTACCCACAGCTTACAGATGACCTAACCAAGTTTAACTCTGCAATATCAGGTAGTGAAGGTTTGGGTGATACGCTGGCTAAAGGTACCACTGTAGACCAGCAGATTCAGGCAGACACCAAGAGCGCTACAGCAGCAGGTTTTATTCAACCGGGCATGTCTCCTACCGAGCAAGAAAGTGGTTTGAATAAGTATCGTATTCAGCAGCAGAAGCTGAACGAGATGGATTTCTATTCTAAGCAACTAGAGATTCAAAACAAGCAGCTTTCCATTGTTAACACGCAAGAGAGCATTGCAAACAATCGGGTACAACGTGCAAACTCCGCTGTTGATTTGCAGATTAAGCGTAACAAGTTGGGGGTTCAAACAGCAACGGCTGATGTGGCAAACAATTATTTGCAGAAGACTTTGGGTAACATGGAGCAGCTCCGTCAGGACCTAGCTTCTGGTAAGATTTCACAAGAGCAGGCTCTACAGCAAACTCAGCAATGGCGTAATAGTTTCTCTTCTATTACTCAGCAGGTACGTGGTGTAGCTGGTGGGAATTTCGTAGATAGCTTAGCGTCACCAATGATGAATAGCTTGGATGCCTTTGACCAAGAACTGTCCGGTAAGATTACATCAGAGGTTGCTCAGAACAAGTTAGACCATGCTACAACTATGGCTGCTCTACCTTTCATGGCAGACCCTAAAGCAGCTTCAATTGCAGCAGCTAGTAAAATCTTTGCCAACGTTCCTCCACTCATCATGGCTAACTTTGGCCCTGAGATGATTAAGATTCTTCAGCGTAATGGTCAGCCAGCTTCCACCCCTCACAACGTCTTGTCTAATGACCCTGAGGATATGGGCGCTACTAAGCAATACACTGATACGTTGAAATCAACTATTAACCGTTTTACTGGTAAGGATCCCACAGTAGAAGACCCACGCGGTTTGCAGAATGAATTGCAGATGAACGTTAACCAAGTATTGAAAAGTGTTGGTACCATGGGTTCTTCTGTGGATAACCCATCACAATTTAACAACGTGGTTGATTTCTTTGCTTCCCCTTCATTCTTAGATTTCCAGAAGCATGGTGGACAGATTGACCAGTCAAACCGTGAGGGTGCGTTAAACGTTGTACGTGAGCAGTATATGAATCAGCTTGTACCTGCAATGCAGAAAGAGTGGGAGGCCAGTAAGACAACTGACGGATATCCTACCCAAATGAAGCAAGTAGGTTTTGTCGATATGTCATCCCCTAATACGCAGAAAACTGAACAAGTTATAGACTATCGTTGGACAGGTCAGAGCATCGTATTCCAGCCCGCTAAAGGTATGGAGATCAATCGTGGTGCTGTGGCTAAAGCTAAAGAACTAAACCGTAAGCTTGCTCCTTTGGTTCAGAAGATGGTTATGATGGAGGCCCATATGGAAGGTAATCAGGATTATACTAAATACTTCAAGGAACAAGAGGGTAACATCTTCGGAACACCTAAGGAAGCAGTGAATGGACAATAAGATTATTACTGGAGGCCAGATTTGTGGTAGTGGTTTGTTAGTGTGGCTTTCTCAGTTAGACCCAGCTTCTTGGAGTTATATAATTGGTATTGGGGGTGTCTTGGTAGGTACGGTGTTTGGTTTGTTCTGGCAGTATCGAAGGGATAAACGAGAGCGTCTTATCTTTGAGGCAACCCTAGAATCTCTAAAATCTAAAGGGGTAACTCTCAACGATGAACATGTCGTGGACTAAGCGACTGATGGCAGCAGGCACCCTCTTGGGTGTCTCTGTTATTGGAGTGGTTAAGTCCAATGAAGGTTATAGTGAATCCGCCTATTATGACAGTGCAGGTATTGCCACAATTTGTTATGGTGAAACCAATGGTGTTAAGATAGGGGATGTTAAAACTAAAGCTGAATGTGATGAACAGTTGGTAAGAAGTTTGGAATCCTACTCTAGAGCTTTAGATGGAATCCCCTTCAACACTACAGATGTTGTAGCTCTTGGCGCATTAGACATGACCTATAACATTGGCGTCTATGGATTCAACAGCTCCTCTGTAAAGAAAGCTATCATAAAAGGGGATTATGTTTCAGCTTCCAAACATGTGTTGGATTGGAAATATATTACCTACAAGGGTAGTAAGTATGATTGCTCTCATCTGGTCAAAGGTAAGCCTAATAGGGTTTGCTATGGGCTGTGGAAGCGTAGGCTGTGGCAGAGTGATGCTATAGGCAATAAGTTTAAAACTCCACAGGAAGCTATGGAGGCTCTCTATGCAACTAATCGTTAACAAGTTATTGCTGGGTATCGTTGTGCTGCTCCTGATTGTTTCTGTGAGCTTTGGTGGCATGTATTGGTATCGAGGTGTGGTGATTGGAGAACAGAAGACTTTACTGGAAGAGCGGAAGAAGGCTCTGAATCTTTTAAAGAAAGATAGAGCAGCTCAGGATAAGGCAGATAATGAAAGGAAGCAGGAAGGGGAAAGAATTCAAAAAGGCAAAGAAGCTTTCAAAGGTAAATTAAATGAAGCGATTAAAGGCAACGATGCCGCTAACACTCCTATCCCTGATGATTCTAAGCGGATGCTCAACGACCTATACAACAGTCAGCGTCCCTGATAAATATCTACAACCAACGCCTTATCCCACCAACATTCCAGATACATTTGGACAATGTGTGGCAGAGGCTATCCCAGATTGGAAGTCAGCTTTAGATTCAGCTAACGCGGATAAAAAGGGAGCTTTAACATATAAGAAGGAAGTAAACAATGGCTAAGAAAGGTGAGACTAAGGCTGGTGCAACAGACGACAGTAAGCGTCAACGTGCTTACAACTCTAGTCCCGAGCAGAAGAAACGTCGTGCCCAACGTAATGCTGCACGTCGTAAGATGGAGAAAGCAGGGAAGGTTAAGAAGGGAGATGGTAAGGATGTAGACCATAAAAATATGAATACTGCTAACAACAGTACATCAAACCTGAGAGTTCAATCCAAAGCTACCAACCGAGCACGTAACCGTGGAACCGGTGGTCGTAAGAAAGGTAAATAATAATGGCTAGTAATCAAAATGTTATAGTGCAGTCTCGTAAATTCTTCAACGCCCAAACCTCCCAAGACAATCGTTCATGGGTGGAAGCTGCCTCTGCATATTACCGTAAAGTGGGTGTATCGGATAAGCGTAATCTGGCTCAGGCTATGGCAGTTTATTTCTATAAGCTGAATTCTGGGTTGATTCCAACCCCAATCCCCTTGCTTCCAACTCAAGCTATTGTGGATAATGCTGGAACAGTTCCTGTTCAGAACTCAGCAGGTGCTGCAATTGGCAATGGTACAGCAGCTGTGGCAAATAGCGCGGTAACAAGTGTACGATTACCTGCAACAGTGGCTGGTGTAGCTAACGCTGCAACACTACCAGTACAAACCTCTGCTGGAGTTTCTGTTGGTAAAGGTACTGTGGATGTAGCTTCTGGTGCCGTTTCATCTGTACGCCTCCCAGCTACAATCGGGGCTGTGTCTAGTAAGGTGGAAGTTACTATCCCAGATGTTACCTTTATTACCTCAAGGAAAGCAGGTCAACATGATTCGGTAGCAATTACTTTCGTCGTAGCTAATGGCGTCATCATAGCTGCTTATGTAGCTTAAGGAGATATAAATGGCTGATGTATTACACTCCTCTTTAACAGGAGCAGACTTACACGAAAGTAAAGGAGCTTCTACAGCAGCCTCGGGGCAGGTTGCTATTGCTACAGGCTTAGGAACTGCGGTGTTTGGAAACCTGTCCTATTCCCAATTGATAGGAGTGCCTGTTCTAGCTACAGTGGCTCTCTCAGGGAGTTACGCTGATTTAGTGGGGCGTCCTAACCTCTCAGCTGTAGCCACTTCTGGTGCTTATGCGGACTTATCAGGAAGGCCCTCATTGGCGTCAGTAGCAACATCCGGTAGCTATGTAGACCTGAGTAACAAGCCTATTATACCTCAAGTGTTTAATGTGAACACACCTCTTACAGCTACTCCCATTATCAAATGTTATTTTGTGGATTGTGTTGCGGGGCTGTGGTCAATTACTCCTACAGGGTTTACTACAATTCATTCTGTACAGGTTACAACGAGTTCTGGTGGGACTACTCCGGGAGGTGCAGCTGTTGCTAACTTAGCGGCTTATTCGACTTCTTCTATTACGGGGAGTGTTATTGTACTAGGACCTACTGGCAATACGTTGGGAACAACTCATCAAGTATCTGTTCTGGTAATTGGAGTTTAATGCTAGAAGGGAGATTTGAAGGGAATTAAGAAATGAAAAGAGGCCCCTTGATTGGGGCCTTCTTTGTTTACATTAGTCTGTTCCTAATAGTCAAGATAGGGATCACCCCCTTATTGTGAATTAGTGTGTTTAACACCCCTCACTCGCTTAGTAGAACGGAACACATGTCCTTCTGCCGAGCGGTACGCCTCGAATGCACTTTGAGATGCATATGAGAGTGTATCAAGTTTAACAACATCAGTGCTACCTGTAACTGGGTCACGAACCTCATCATCCTCGTAGTACAAGGCCATGTTTGGATGGCTCTTATCATACGCACGAATCCGCAGATACACCTCCTCCAACAGCTTCACATCATAGACGTTGTATTCAACCATATACTTCCAAGCTTCTCCCTTCCCTGCCATACAATCAATCCACAGCTGGAAATCAGTATCCAGTTTAGGGGTTTCAATCCCTAAGTAGATACCAAGCTCTTTCAGAGAATTCGCTGGAAAGCGGAAATACTTTTTCGCAATCTTGCAAGTATCCACCATCTTAAACGCCGACGGCATCCCGAGGCCGTGATAAGCAAACCGGCTATTGAGATAAGTGAAGTCGAAACGTATCCCATTGTGTGCAATAGCCACATCACACTCATCCAACAAACGCCACACACTACTAACCACTTCAAAGTCATCCTCCTCTCCATAACCCCCTTTAGGGACTTTACGATAGTTAGGAATGGCATCTGCTAACACCTCTTCAGAGCCTAACCACTTAGCTGACCAAGTGAGAAGGAAGCTTCGTTGCTTCACTTGTACTGGAGCTAAGAACTGTTTGAAGCGGCCCCATACATACCCCAGTTCTGGGGAAGTTTCCAAGTCGAAGATTAAAACCTTTGGTGCGTTCTTAGGTTTATCCTGTTTGTTATACAGGGACTGATTTAAGATATACCAGACAGAAGATGCCATGGAACGTTTGCCAAACACTTTCTCAGCAATATCACGATGTTTAACTTTAGCTTTCTTTAAGGCAACTACAGCAGAGATTTGCTCTGTTGAGTAATTCATTAGTCTTCCTTTTTATTATTTTTATTATCTAGAAGGTTTTATAGTTTATTGATACGACTATCTTGCATAAAAGATATAACAATTAGAATTATAATGGATAGAGTTGTCATTCAGCTTTACTCCAAACTACAACATCACCACCGCTCATTGGGTCTACCGTACAAGCTTCGATAATAGCTTTTACCGAATCACCTCCGCGATACATAACGTAATTCGCCACTTGAGAGCCACTGCCAATAGCCCAATGTACTCCATCTGGTATCTCAATGATTCGTAAGTTTGAACTGTCATCGTCTTTCGCCACATAGTAGTTTCCATTATCAGTTACAACAATGGAGGTGAATTCATCATCAGTGTCCAGTGTACTACCAACCTGAACGCCCTCTTTCAGAATCGAATCTAACATCAGGCGGCTATGAACAAATCCAGCCAAACCATAAGCTAGGACATTCTTACCACACAGACTGTGGCCCTCACCCTCTACATCAAAGATTTTAGGAAACCCGTCTGACATAATCTTGCCACCAACAGACGCTCGGGTGTCTGATGCGAGAATACCATCTTTAAGTGCGATTGTTGTCATTAGAATTTTTCCTTAATAAGTTTCTCAATAGAATCTTTGAATTCCTTGGTAACAATCTCAGTGTTAACTGGGCCAATACCAATCATGAGTCCAAGCTCTAAAATAATAATACCAATAACTGCCAAAGGAATTGCTACAGCATTACGGATAAACTTAATCATTCTATTCCCCTTCAACTATATCTAATTCATAAATGAATGCCGAATTACAGAGGGCATGGGCTAAATGTGGTAGGCCACTCTCAGGGTCTAATTTTTCCCCTTTCGCATGAGCAATGAGGTGGCGTATTAAAGCTGCCTTATAACGCTCTCTGCCCTCTTCTACTTGACGCCAGCTGTGTGCTGCATACTTACGTGCCCCGAATGTCAACACCTGCCCTAGGCCTTCCAGGGCATTAGGCATTCCATCAAACACTAAGTCCATTCTAACTTTATTCCCGTCAAACTTTAAACCAGCACGCTCTGTCATTACTCATCTCCATGGGATTGAAGGTCAACACGTCCAGCTTCTTCATATTCAGTTACTAGGTGGGTGGTTACCCCTAATGAGCGAAGATGTCTGGCTACATGTGGGAGGTCATCAAAAGCACACAGAATGTTATCCACCCCAACCTGCTTAACTACTTCCTCTTTAAAATGGATGTCTTTACGGCTATCGTCATATTGGCGCATGATGAGCTGGGAATAAGGTACGTCATTTCTTTTTAACCACGCCTCTGTGATATCTCTAACAACTTCATTTCGACCTGTTAATATAATAATTTCATATAAACTATCCAAAGAGTCTAACAACTCAATGTTGTCTTTAATAGGAGTGTCGTCGATAGCAGCTTTATTAAACTCATCCCAACTACGTGGCAAGTGCATATCCTTCTTAGGGAGAAGGTGTAAACGATGTCTCCCATCAGACAAAGTTCCATCTAAATCAAAGATTACAATGTCTTTCATAAGCCTCTCTTAATCCAAAGCTCAGCCATGCTGTAATAAGCCATGGCTGTTGCTTCATCGTTATTGTCTAAGGCTATGTCTTGCATAGCCCTGCACCATTCAGAACATGTAACAGCTCCTTGTTCCCAGTCTTCCTTATTCCACATCTTCCGTAGGTGCCTCCAACTTAACTACCGCAATTTGAGCGGAAGCCAGTTGCTCCCCTTCTAACTTTTCCTTAAGGAGGTCTTTAACCAGATTACTAATGTCTAGAGCCTCTTCATCAGATGATGCATTAAACAGTACGCTTAAATTGTATTTCATTGTATAACTCCTAAATGTATGAATAGGTAAATTACAACAAATGCTGCAATGTGTGAACCAATAGCATCAATGAGTATTCGCATTAACAATCACCTGACGACGGGTTTCTTCAGGGTCTGTTCGGATAGCTAAAAGCATCACCATAATTTCCACACGCTCTTGCTCATTGAATTGTGAGAAGTATGAACGTACATCATTCTCAACTTTATCTTGAGCTAGATTCATGGCTAACATGGCTCGATTGTAATTGCGTAACTTGATGTCTTCAATATCATTAAACTTGCTCATCGTCTTCCTTATTATTATTTTTATAGGTCTTTCGTGTTTCGTTTTCTTCTTTGGTTTTAACCTTGTGACATCCCACACATAACACCTGTAACCCCTCGGATTCACAAAATAATCTCTGGATAACATTATCCCATGAGACGAAGCCGGAAAGTGGAACTACAGAATCTATGTGGTCTACTCTAACCTCTTTAGAAGGAAACATGGAATGACACTCATTACATTCATAATGCTCCGCCATTCTCCCGCTAGATTGATTAACTTGTTTACCCTTCTTTGCTGCGTTTAAGATTTGGAATCTAGGAGGCCATTTTAAAGAACCTGTTCTTAATATACCTTTAATAAAACTTTCAAATCTACTTTGTGTCCACTCACCATTGTTGTAGGGACTTTTCATTCGTTCTCCAAGTCAGGTGTTCCAAGATTAATCAGATGACCCTCCCACCATTCCTGACGTTTGTCATATCCTAAAGAGTCTAAATGACGTTTAGTTTCTGGGTTAGGAGATACCACTAAATCCCTTCCTTTCAAGGCTGCACGGCCTTCAATTCTATAACTCTTGTAAACTATGAATCTTTCACCAGATCGTTTCCCCCATCCAGCTTTAATCTCTACTTCATCCCCTATCTGGATGTTTCCAGTGTTTAGGTGTTCCATCCTCATTTACCTCTCGAATCATGTAAGCCAAGTGAGCCTGTTCTTCTAAACGTTCAAGAGCTTCTTCACCATATTTTTCAGTGTACGCACCAAGGACTGCTTCATACAATTCGGATTCTGTTGAACATCCGTCCAAGAGTTTATGTGTCCGTATTGGTCCACAACCTTGTAATCCATCATACGTGTCAGTTAAATCGCCAGTAAGTATTTGGGCGTACAGAAATTTTGTGCCAGTTCCAATGAGTTTCTTTGACCCTTTGAGTTCAAGGGTCCCGAATTCATCAACCCATGCTGGTCCCCAAGAACCTTGCTTTCCACATTCCCATGTGTAATGATAACCGGGGGATTGTTTAAGATCTTTATCTCTGGAACATATAATAGTGTTGCGTTCCGATAGATATAAGGTCTGTTCAATACACAATGCATCATCTGCCTCCATGCCATCAACTACAATGGCACCCCATTTAGCTTTTAGATATGCCTTGATATAACTGTAATGGAAAGGTTTAATATTTTTACGATTACCTTTATATTTACGTTGCTTCGCCATTTTAAAACGGAAGTTACCCACACCGGTTAAATAGATGGTAGGAGCTTCCGTAGCGTACACAGCTGAGCAAATATCCCTTACAAGATTATCAATGCGTTCGTTCACATCTTCTAATGGAGATGGAATAATCTCTCCATCTACGTTCTGTTGGGTGGCAAACCCCACCTCATATAAAATTAAATCACCGTCGATTAATGGACGCATTCTTCACCATTTTATTATATGCACCTTCCTTGGCGCTTTATTATTATTATTTAGGTATTACCAAGGTTCATCATCACCGTAGGTGGTTGATTCAGGCTCTTGAGAAACCCCCTGCGGCTTCACATCAGCTTTAGGCTTATCATCCTTAGGCTTAGTTTCAGCACCTCCCAGAAGACGTTCTAGAGGGCTTCCTGCATATTCCAGATTGCTCTGGATTTTCTCTTGCAACCAAGTTGGCAAGCTCTTGAAGATTTCCAAATCTGGATTATCCAAGTCAAACACCTTGACTGGATTCTTCAATTCAGCTGGAACAAAGCCCTTCATGATTGGAGACACTGCACCAATCTTAGATTTACCATTACCTTTCTTACCAATTGTAACCGTGCAAGGTTCATTTGCTAAAGCAGCAAAGTTTCCTTTGTGAATATTATGAGGGTCAATCCCTTTATAACGTTTAGTGGAGCTTGCCAAGTCATTGTCTAAAGGGAATACATGGAAATCTTCACTCATCCAACGTGGCTTATCTTCAACATCATTACCCGCTTCATCCTTCATGAACTCTGTAGTGAATTCATAGGTGAGCATAATCTTTGGAGCTGGAGCCTTATCCGTATCAACTTCAAAACCCCCCTTACCTCCATTCAAAGCTTGGTTCCAACTGTCTCGTGTTTGTAATCCCAAGTCAATCACCTGAGCTACACGGCAAGGATAAGAATCCACCGCCAATTCATCTTGCTCAACGCGTTTAGTTTTAGTAAACTGAGTTGTTTCTTTAGCTGTTAAACCCATGGGTTTTAATTCCTCTTATTATTATTGTTTGTTTACTGAATTAATATTAATGATTAACATTTCCTCTGTGTCATCTGGATTGAAGACACAATAGGTTTCCTTCTTCTTCCCTTTAAACGCAATGATGTTGGCAATCACACCTTTTGTACCTTCTTCGATTTGTCCGCCATCCCAAGTGATTAATTTATTTGTAACAGCTTCATCACCAATTTTTAGTTTCATTCATTCTCCAATACAGGATTAATTTCACCCATAATAATAGCCCCTTCATGATGTCCTAGAAAATATGTGGCCAAACTCTCTTTAGACAGTGAAATCATATCTCCGTTTTTATTGCAAATTCTTTGTGAGGAACCATACGTAAGGATTAAACGGATATTGAGGTGTTGTTATATAATGAGTAGCCCAAGTTGGGGCTTTCTGTAAATCAGATTGCGTTAAATTACACATGAACCCCCCTCACATTCACTCGCTTTACCGTCCCCTTCTAAATCAAATTGAAGGACACGGGAATATTCATCATTACAGATTTGTTTCAACATCTCCGTAAATGATTCTAAGGATTCTAAATCCATGGCTGCCACTGTACCGTGACGCTCTGTAGTGAAGAAGTATTTCTCACTGTATTTATCATAATCAACTTTCATTTTTATTCTTCTTTGTTGGACGGGCTTCCCACAGTTCCGCATACTCCTGCATAACAGATAGTATGTACCCTCTAAGGAAATTTTTTTTATCACCTATTAGGGATGAATTGTTTATCTCACGTTTAATGACATCCTTTAGGTGACGTCTTCGATTCCTGTTAGTTGGGTCAAATTTATAATGTCTAGGTATTCCCATTAGTGAACCTCATACCAGTTTTTACCAATCTTGGCTTCACCCTTCTGGGGGACCTTGAATTTAAAATAATCAGACGCTACAGAGAATGCTCTTTCTAGAATCTTAGCAATGTCCTGTCCCAATTCCTCACGACATTCCACTGTTATTTCATCATGGTAGAAACAAACAATCACGTAGTCATCACCCCATTTATATTTATCTGCAAGGAACTTGTGAACTAGGTTGTACACAGCACTCATATAAATTGCTTCATCACTCTGAACTGCATAAACTAAAACAGCGTGTCCAGACTTGATGTAGATAGGAGCGCCATCCAATCCTCTAATCCAACCATCGTAATAGTCTTTCTTACCCCAACGGTTGACTCTCACTTTAGCGTTCTTCTGCCATTCCTCTGTAACCTTGTCAATCAGTGCAGCTTTAGCTGGGAACACTTTACGTAATGCTTCACGTATTTCGCCACCAGCTTCTTTGCTTCCACCAGCCATCTTACCAAGTTTGTTATCAGATGCTCCAAACGTCCACCCAAAGTTATAGTTCTTGGCTTTACCACGACTAATCTGATGCAATTTGAAGGCCGATAATACAGGGTTGATTGCAAACTGCGCCAATGTATGGCTGTCTGTCCCATCTTCCTTCTGACCTTCCAACAACATCTTCGTGAATGCGTCGTCCCCAGCCCTGTCTGCCATCATTCGGTCTTGACATGAAGCAGCATCAGCTGACACTAGCACCCACCCACCTCTGGATGTAAAACCTTTACGCATCTGTTTACCAAACCATGCCTCGGCATTAGGGACGTTAGCTATGTTTCCATGCTTAGCCCTTCGTGTATCAGCAAGACCTGTAACACGACTCTCAAGACGACCGTCTTCCCTCACCCTATCCAACCATCCTTGAATGTTAGAACGTCTGTGAGCGCTCTTGGCACGCTTAGCATACAGCTTACCAGCCTTTCCTTCAACTCCGGGAAAGTCACCATCCTTCGGCATCTTAGGTGAACGAGGATTACCATCCGCATCTAAGTTCCATTCAGCTGGTTCCCATCCCTGAGAAATCATCCAGTCTTTAGACTCTGCTGGGCTACCTAAATCAACAGGCCTAAAGTTTATACGAGTGAATGGTCCAGCTACTTGCTGCACATTATCACAAGAAGAATCATAAGCATTCAACCGACAATTACACCCGCTAGAAATTCCATAATGTTTCTCCACTGATGCGGAATAAGCCCCACTCTTCATGAATGGTTTCTTAACCCATCCATATTCACCATCTTTTTTAGATTCCAAGATGTCATAAACAATCGGAAGATGTTTCTCCAATACGGAGTCTACCTTTCCTACCCATTTATCAAGGAGGCGTATGCAACGCTCCATGTAAGGACGGTCTACTAACCATCCAGCCTGCTCTTGTTTAAACAGATTCTCCCAGAGCTTGAAAGTTAATAGATGAGCATTCCTCCAATTTAAACCCTCACCTTCTTTTTGTAAAGCATGATAAGTGGCGACGTTAATCCTTACGTCTTCCTCACAACGGAATAGAATTTCTTCGTTGTACTCATCCCAGTATTCAATTTCTGGTTTATCAATACCAACCCTTACTCCCCATGCATAAAGACCGTGTACTTTCATCGCCTCCTTTTTATTCTTAGCGTGGAAGGGAGCTGTACGATGGGGATTCTGCAACCGTGACATCAACAAGGTATCAACTTTCTTACCTTCAAATTCATAACCCAACACTTGTTTAATGGCAGGCACGTCATACTGGATTATGTTATGACCAATCCAAACATCAACGGTTTTCAGAAACGCAACAAACTCGTTCATCTCATAAGGCTTAAACTTCCAGACCTCTTTACCATCTAAAGTCATTGCAACAGCACAATGAAGTTTTGTGATGGTGTTGAGGAGTCCATTAGCCTCTATATCAATGACGACTATTCTCATTCATTATCCAATTGAATGTTAATTTCGGTGACTCTATATAAATGAGGTAATCCAGATAAAAAAGATGTTACATCTTTTTCACACTGAGGCCGTAGGTGAAATATTTCTTCAGTGTTATAACGGCTCCATCTATAATCTTTACAATTAACCCACCAATAACCCCCATATTCTATATGTTCAACTAGATGTGTAGCCCAAGTAGGAGCTTTATTTAGTAAGTTCATATTTAGTTCTCACCTCTGATTGAAACTTTCGACATAGCTCACTAATGTATGGTTGGCGTACTCCCATAACTTGAGAGACAACACTTTGCTTTTCTCCATAGAATAGATGCATATAAATAATGTCTCTATCCCCTCCTGGATAACGCAACAGATGCTCCTTAACTTCCGCAAGAACACCTACAGCCCGCACTTCATCAGCTAATTCACTAGATTCCCAATGAGTTTCTTCCACCTCTACAGAATCAATATTGCCATTCTGGTAGTCACGAATACGATTATTCAACATGAATTGCAGATAACTATTAGTTCCTACAAAATCAATTGGAATGCGTTCCCAGTATTTATAAGCACGTTCGTAGGTGTCTTGAACAACATCCTCTGCCCAAAACTCTCCTACTTTACGTTTTGCCCTCACAAGGAGGGCGTCACGATGTTCGGCATAATGTTGGTCAATAATCTTATACACAATTGTTTTCTTATCCATTACATCTCCACGAACATTCCGTTCAATTTATTCCAGAAAAGATTAGTAGGCCCAACCTCGCCAAACTCACGGTCTTCCAGTAACACCAAGTGACGACAGTTACGGTCATCTTCTGGCAAGTCAGGGTCTTTATTACCTTCTAACCCGAACATGTAGTTACAAGAACGTGCCATAGCACGGCTCCCTGCAAACTGAGAAGACAACACCTTACCCCCACGTTCATGCGGCTGTCCACCATCTGGGTTACGCAAGTGACAGAAGATAAGGATTACAATATCCAAATCCAATGCCATAGCTGCCAACTCCTGTGAAATTTCTTGCAACTTGGTGTTAGCTGTTGCGCTATCCATTCCGTTTGTTAAGTTGGTGATTGGGTCGATGAATACAGCTTTAACCCCTTGCGAAGCTGCTGCACGAATATCACCTTTTAAAGTGTCCCATCCAAGATGTTGATAGAGATTCAATAGGACGAGTTTGTTACGCATCACCTGACACGCTTCATCATACTTTCTCTCATCAAATTCCACTTTAGGGTCGTGGAATATTGCTCCAGCAATTTTACCAGCCATCAATTTAACTGTCTTCTTATTGGCTTCTTCTGGCTTAGCCATTAGAATTTTTAATCCATGCTCTTGAATAAGGTGAGCCCCGATGGCGTTCACCACCTCACTCTTGCCCATTTTCTGAGCTGCGCCAATGTAAATTGTTTCCCCAAACCTAATCCCACGAGTTTTATTCGTAGTTTCAACCCAAGGCCAAGACAGTCCGTATTCAGCCTGCTCTTTAGCTGCTTCAAACAAATCATCTGCATATACCAGACGAGTGTTCTTAGGCACTTCTGCGTTAAACATCACCGCGTTGAACAAAGCTTTCATATGACCCTTCAAGACGCAATCATTAACGTCTTTGCAAGGTATTGATGCTACTTTTGCATCCGGCAACACCTTAAGTGTATCTTCAATAGCAGCTTTGCCAGCATCATCATTGTCGAAGACAAGTACCACTTCCTTGAAATGCTTACGAATTTCGGATACGACTTTTGCAAGGTCTTTACCTGCGCCCGCCGCTCCATGAGGAATAGATACCACCGCAGGGATGTTTCCTTCGTATTGACCCCCTTTATTTCTCTGCATAATCACAGAGAACAAAGACATGGCATCAATCTCACCCTCGGTGATAAAGAGCTTAGGACTGCCAGAAGCAATCGCTTTAGCCCACCCAAATGGATACACGCCCTTCATCTGGCCCACTGAACGAATGTGCTTACCCTCAACCACCCTATATTTATAACCTTCAACCTTTCCGGTATCTAGAGATTCATATGGGTAATAATGGACAGCTACACTCTCTCTGCGTTCTTGGTCAAACGTAACTCGTGTACCGAAATACTGCATTGTTGCCAGTCCAATCTTCCTATCCTCCAACTCATGGAATGGGTAGGTTGAAATTTCATCCAGTTCCTTCTGAATTTCTTCTGGGCTTTTTGTTGTCCTAACAACTCCAGATTGCTCCATAGTGTTTCCACCAAGAGGATCTGGTTCAAACGTTTTACAGCTGAAACAAAAACCTGTTACTCTGCCATCTTCTTCTTCATAAAGATTCAATCCCTGACGACTCCCACAGTGGTGCGCCATTCGTCCGCAAAGTGTTCCCAAAGCGTTCTCCTATTTATTCATTTTCTAAGTTAATACTGGCAAGTTCAACTTCACCAATTGAATGGAGTCATTCAAACACCTCCGAAAAACGGCGTGCATAACCTTCAAGAGTTGTGCCAGCTAACCCCGGAGCTGTATTAACCTCAAGAACATAATATTTATCTTCACGTTCATTGTAGATTAAATCCACAGCACCAAAATCCAGCCCTAAACATTCAACAGCTTTAAGGGAGTTTTCACTTGCTACATCACTTGGCACCACGCCCTCACGAGCAAAGATAAAACCACCATACAGATTACGAACCTTCCAGTTAACATCTGCGTCCTCCACCTCCCGCCGACGGGCTTTACGCTGGATATCAACTACCTGTCCCATAAAGACATGATAACGATATTCTTGTTGCTTCTTCACGTAAGCAGTATAAAGAGGTGCGTCAACCAAATCATCGACTGACTCACAAATAACAATACCAGCGCCGCTATGCCCATTGAGGACAGTACGAGCAACAATACTACGACCAGCACTGTTTTGTAAATATTCACGGGCTTGCTCCTTAGTTGTAAAGAACTCTGGAATTGAGACACCTTTTCTTTCAAAGAGTTCAAAAGATTTTAATTTATTTGATGCGTTACGAATTGCTTGTGGAGGATTAAGAATCTTCTCACACGCACCAACTTGGTCAGGCAGCGTACCAGCTCCCCAGTTGATGATAGCTTTTCCACGTCCGCCTTTAAACTTACTTCCAACCCCATGTTTAACGCGTTTAACACCTAAAGCTTGAGCCAGTGCTTTTGCACCTTCACTATGAGGATTGTGGGAATATACGTAAGATTTCATTTATTCATTCTCTAATTGAAGTGGATAGAAATACAGGGGGGATTTATCCTGACTACTTATAGGACATATTTCCTCTATATTAGTTGTCTCCAGTTTTACAATAATGAAACTGTCACTAACATATCTA